TGCATCACCTTCGGAAATGAACGCCCCCCCCCCCCTATGCGTCAATTATTTGACGTTGTGTCATTTATTTGACGGTATATATGGAAAATGCAAATAGTACAGGAAAAATGCAAACGTTGGAGATAATGCCCCCGCCAGTCGTCTTGTCAAGTCCTCCCCGCCTGCGCTTTATTTTTTATTTTAACCCCCCCCCTATAGCTGGACGCCACGAAATACGCGGGTTGCAAGGGCTTAAGGTTAAGTGTCAATTATTTGACGTTATTGTAAGTCATTGATTTATAAGGCTTACAAGATTTGTAGTCAGTAGAGTGGGTATATGTGGGTAGTTAATTATGGGGGTATTGACTACGCTTGCACCCAATGGCGGCGCGGGGTTGCGCGGTTGTAGTCAGTTGTGGGTATAACTTTACCCGCACGTCTTTTATATATATTATTATATACCTTATTTTTATTATGGTATATTATATAATTCTTACTATATATAAAATACACTACCTACAACTGACTACAACACTTCCAGCCCAGTACAGGCGCAGGCTTGCGCGTAGTCAGTCTATCCCCCTTTAGACTGACTACATATCGCCTACCACTAACCACAAAATCACAATTTGTAACAAAAAGTATTGCAATTACTGTTTATTGCTTTATAATACTTTGCAAGTCGTCAATATTAGCGACTGCATACATTAACCACAACAAAGAGAATCACCATGAACACATTAGCTATTTATACTGCACTACTCGCGCAAGGTTTATCTGTTACCGCTTTTGACAGCGATAAAAATACGATTACTTTTGACCGCGTAACAACAAGTGAGATTCTCGCGATTAGTCGCACATTGACTGCAATGCTGCACGCTAATGAAATATTATTAATTGATAGCTTAAAATTTAAAATCAGATTCATTTAACCTTAACGCGCGGCGTAACTGCCGCGCAACAATTAACAATAGAGAGAGTAATAAAATGAAAATTTACGTTGGGACATACGACAAATATAACAACGGTTCTATCGCGGGCGCTTGGCTAACATTAACAGATTACAGCGACGCGGAACAATTTATTGATGCTTGCAAGGAACTACACAAAGATGAAATTGACCCTGAATTGATGTTTCAAGACTTTGATGACATACACAAAAACTATTGCCATGAATGTATCGATATGCAAGAAGTCTATCTCTACGCTAACGCGTGTCTATCTGATAACAAAGATATTATTGACGCGGGGCTTGATTGTGAAATACCACTTGATTCAATTCTTGACGCGTATCAGGGTCAATATGATAGTGATAGTGATTTTGCGTATGACATGGCCGAACAATGTGGATACTTAACTTTAGAAACTAACGCGTGGCCATATAATTGCATTGACTGGCATAAGGCCGCGCGCGAATTGATGTTCGACAATGTAGAATCTAAAGGTCATTATTTTAATTGTCATTTTTAAAGATTTCAACGTATAGCGCGTGGCCAGCTCGCGCGTTATGCGGTGTAATTTCGCACCTAATAAAAATAAAGAGATTAGCAATGAAAAATATAATTTTCGCGGAAATAGTAAAACAAGCATTAAAAGAACGCGCTGCAGGTTATCACGTTGCAAAGTTTGAAAGTGATTGTGTAAAAATAAACACGTCAACGTTAAACGTCGAATTATACAAACATCATAACGTTAACGCGGTATTAGAATTAGCTAAAATTAAAGCGTTCAAGTTAACAGATATCGATGCTGATTTAACAGTTAAAGGTAACGCGCTGGCAATATCTGAACGCGAGTTTTTTCAAGGCGCTAAAGATGAAAATAAAATCATCGGTATTCAACACATACCCGCCGGCTTTATAAATGCAAAATGGTTAAAAATGACGGGCGGACCGAGAGAAATACGATATTATTTAAAAGGCATGCAATTTAAACGTGATAATAATAAATTGCAAATTGTTGGTAGTGATGGCCATCAGCTCGTTATGAACACCGCGATTGGCGAAACAGGGCCTAATTTTAGCGCGTTAATACCAAGTGAGGCGTTACTCATATTAAGTAAAATTAAAACATCTTGTTTGATGACAGTTACAGATACGCACGCCAAATTTACCGGCGAAGACTGGATCCTTGAAACGCGATTAATTGACCACCGGTATCCTGATTTTTCAAAAGTATTCAATACCACAATTAACGGTGATATTGACGTGAATAGAAAAGCGTTAATACAAGCGATTAAAGATGTTACGCCGTTTTTACCACCCAAATTGCAAGGCGTGATATTAACTGTAACCGATAGAACGTTAGATTTTAACCATCACGGTGACACGCTTGCAAGTGTGCCACTCATTCAATCAAGTGGCACAAAAGCAAGTGAAGGCGTCGACGTTGGTTACTTACTCAACGCGCTTGAATGCTATAAAGACGAAAATATTATGTTAAGTTTTCGTGATAGCTTAATCCAAATTAACCGTGACACGTTTCAGACTAGTATCATTATGGGGATGAGATTATGAAAAATTTTTATGACGTGGTCATGGGAAGCATAGCAACTGCAATTTTTACCGTTATCTTTGTTGCTGAACTGATAGTTCTCTTTCAACCATGAGATAACAAAATGATAATAATATTTTTGATTCTAGTTAAATTCGCCATTTTGGCGGTATTACTGGAAAGCTAAACAAAAGAACCCGCGATAACAAGCGGGTTTTTTATTGCCTGAAACAATAGCAAGGCCTTAGTAGGCCTTTTTTATTGCTTATCATTTAACGGCCTACAATGGCCTATAGACTGCAAAACAATTTAAAGCAATACCCTAGTATTGCCTAACATTCAATCAGCTTGCAGCAAGCCACTAAATGCTATAAAAACACACTATTTAATAACAAGCGCGGGCGTAAAATCACACGTGAATGTGATGAAACGCGTATATATGAAGGCTCAGGATTTCAATTCTGGTAGGGGCTAGGATTTCAAATCTAATGAACGCTCAATTTTTGCCACGAAACGATTTGCAAATTTTTGCCACGAAACCAAATGACAAAAAAATTCCCCAATCATCCGAGCCGATAATTGAGGAACACATGAACTAACAATTAGAGAGAATTGTTGCAACTAGTCTACTTAATCGCTACAACTTTTGCAACAGGTTTTTGCTCTGCCATATCACGCAGCGCAGACTTGCTCATGTACGCAAACTCAGGTGCGCAGAAAATGTGTTTCTTAGTCTTAGACGAGCGCGAATTGCACATTCCCATATCAGCCCACCCAGCTTCTTCAAGCGCATGAAACAAAGCAGCAGGTGGAAATTGTTTACTGCCAAACGACATAGCGGCGCGTTCACAAATGGCTTGAAAGGGAGAGGCAATCACACCGGATGCAAACTCACCCATGCGAAGCGTAATCATGTCAAGAAGCGACGACTCAACAGCGGACATACCATTCTGCACAAGTGACATTTTAAAATCTGTCATAGGCGCAGGCGCCGCAGGGTTGAACGCAGACACATCACGCAAGAACAACCAGTTGGCGATAAGGTCATACCCACCGCCGTCATTAAACCATTTCCATATAGCGGTAGCTGATTGCGGCGTAAGACGCTCCGCCGTACTCCAAGTGGCAAACCAGCGACGGTCACCCGATTCGAGTGACAACGGTACACGGTCATTACTGAACGCAAGCACAGCCAAACGATTTACGAGATTGTATGGGGCAAGACCTTTACGATTAACAGACAGCATCTCAGGGGGCGCGGCGATGACAGGCTTGAGTTTGTTGGCAAGCATCCGACGCGCGGCGCTGTCGGCTTCTTTAAGCTCATTAATGACAATAATCTCTGCTTCTAAATGATAGCCCCACGCGGACTGAATGGTGTCAGTAGACATAAGCGAGTAATTGCGCAAATGAGGGCCACACACGGCGTAAATGAATGGGGCATACATCGTATCTTTACCGATACCTTGACCACCCGCGTGAAGAATAGCGTGATTAATCTTAACGCGTGGATTCTGCACCTTAAACGCCATGTAATCCCATATATGGTTAAGCTCACGCTCGTCTGGAACAAGCGATTTACAGTGGTCAAGCCACAAGGATATATTGCCGTTCAAATTTCCGCCACGAGATGAATCTGGACGAGCGTCACGCCAGCGGTTGCCATACAACTCACCGTCACGCGTAGCAATTACCGAGTCACCCGCGGCAAAGGTGATACCTGCCAGCACTCTAGCGCCCATCACCTGACGATTCTCGTCAAAGCTCATGGCGGCTTCTATCTTACGGTCAGAGTGGATACTTTTGCACGACACATGACGAAACACGGCGTTGAACGTCTGACGTGAGAATTCACGACGGTTTTGCAAATCAAAGTAGGAATCGTCTGACATGACGTAAGCAAAGCGTTGATACCACTCCGCCTTTTCAAGCCGCGCGATTTCCTTCTGCTCGACTTCTGCAATGATAGCCGCCGCGTCAGTGCTGAACATATCAGTGGGTTCGAGTTTGCCAATCGCTGTGTGCATGACCTCTGCAAGTATTTCTTCACGAAGACCATGTGAGTGTTTAGGGCCACCCATCTCAGCCACCCACGCGAGGTAAACACGGCTGTCCCACGACGCGCAATGCCCATGAAAGCAACAGTAAGCGCGGTTAAGCGGATGGTATCTGCCCATCAACTGACCATCGGTATGCTCAACATGATTAGGGCAAACAACGCCAACCCAACCCTCAGCGTTAGCGGACTCTAAAATATCGCCACGAGAAGATAGCCACTCCAGCACTTCATCGTTGCCTGTGTCGATAATAGCCATTGGACGCACTGTCGCCGTGTCAGCGTCAGCGGGGTGAACATCAAGCGCGGCGCATATCTGCGCGAGGGTAAACTCACGCTCAGGGTGAAACTCCACGAGAATAGATTTGAACGACGCACGGTCAGGCTTCAAATTCACTGACGCAGGAAGGCGAAAATTACGCACGGGGTTAATCGCGCCACTGTCAGTATAGCCCGCGTCAGCGATTGCTTTAATAGCGGCGCTAAACTCGCCCTTAGTGGGCATATCATCTAAAGCAAACGTGTACCCCCACTGATAATTCTGCGGTGAGGTTTCCATTATCCATGTCGGCTCAATAGGAGGACGCAAACTCTTGGTGCCAATGTCGTCAAGCACGAGGAAAGCAACGTACTCGCAGTTGCCCGCACTCGCAGACGGTTTACCATCTTTAAAACGTGACGTGATAAACGACGCGGTATTGCCATACCACGCACCTTTGCCATCGTATCGAGAAGGAAGATACGCAGGCCATGCAAACTGACCGTTATCTTTAGCTATTTGTTTGACCAAAAGGATACTTTCGCCTTCAGGCGCGATACGTTCCAAGTAAGTAATAAAATTCATTTTCCATATCTCTCTAATGTTGATACACCAACCGCTAAGGGTAATCCTTCTGCCCACGCAGGGGCGCTACACATCACCGTTTCCAAGTCTTGCGCGACTGTCGCCGCGTCTTCTTTTTTCACTTCTAACACAATTTCGTCGTGAACATGAAGCACGACAGTATGCCCGATTCGCGCTAATGCGTCACGAAGTAAATCATTTGCAATCGCCTGTGTAATATTCTCACAAGCGAGTCCAGCCCATAGCCTAGCTCGCGGCCATTCGACTGCATCAGCAGCGGGTTTCCACGCCGCCTTAGCGTAAGATACGCTACCATCCTCAATGTATGCCGACGGGTAACACAGCACCCGACCCGAAGGCAGGGCATACCACAAATTCACACCATCAAACAGATACGTCACGCGACCAGCGGTAAACTCACGACCTTTATGGCGCATGGCGCACATATACGCTCGCTCAAGCTCACCCCAATACTGCACCGCCCATGAGTTACTGCGACGCCACGCGTCAACGGTACGCTTAGCCTCCGCTTCAGGTAAGGAGATACCATAGGCTTTACCCATCGCACCAAACGCACCCGCACCACCCATATAGCCGCACGACAGAATAGCGACTTTACCAATCTGACGTTGGTCAGGCGTTATCATATCCATCGGACGATTAAAGATACCAGCAGCGGCACGGACGTAAATGTCCTCTCCACTGCGAAACACGTTAAGCACATCATCACTGCCATGCTGCAAACTCGCCCACGGCGTCACACGCGCTTCAATACCTGCCCAATCTGCTACCACAAAAACATTACCGACGGCAGGCATCAGCGCAGGGCGAAGCATACCTTTGAGAACGTCCGTCACACGCTTGCCATGCACCGGAACAATGTCACGCCCAACGACCATATCATCACGCACCCGTTGTGGCTCTTTAGCGCATTTACGCGTGAAGTTATGCACCTGCGCACCATAGGACGACGCTCGACCAGTTGCCGACCCGCCGTTGAACACAAACGCGCCACGCACACGATGGTCTTCAAAATCTGCAAGGGAAAGCAGACGGCTAAACTTCGCCACAGACGACGCCCACAAGTCATCAGCGCATTGAATAACCTCCGCAACGTGCGGTGGAATTTCCTCAGGGTCGTCCATCAACAGCAAATTAGCGCGAACGCTTTTGTCGATAGAATACTTTTCACCATTCCACATCAGCGCTCGTGCAGACTCACCGACGCGCTCAAGTACCCACTCACGCATTTTAGGTGAACGAACCGATTTAATTGCACCGTCCGTAAGCTCCACGACGCGAGATTGGATTTCCTCAAGCTCAACACTGGCGTAACGCATAGCGGCGCGACACAAGTCAACGTCCACGAGAACACCTGCGTCGTTAATGCGTTCATTAACGTGATAGTCAAGCAGCTCACTATCTGACAACTGACGCAGTGCAGTAGACACGGCTCGCATCGTTCTCACGTCTTGCCGGCAATACTCGATAAGCTCAGGTAGCAATTTGGTGTTAAAAGGAGGAGTGCAGCATTGCTTGACTAGCATCTTGCCTCGGTGGTCTTTGCGCATCTCGCTAGAGATAGCGCGACCGACGTCCTCAAGACTGCCCGGAAGGCAATTTGCCCTCGCTTGCACAGCGGTGCAGTAAAACTGCTCAAGTTTAAAGTCTATTTGTAAAACGTACCAGAATATCAAACGCTCAAACGCGGCGTTATGCGCCCGTATCTGACCCGTGAAGTTGCGAACGTTGTCAGGAAAAGGCATATCAGGCGTCCATGTCTGCACGTTGCCATCATCAAAGGCGTAGCACATACACAGCACGTCAGTGGTCAAATCTTGCGCGTAATTGTAAACACCGTGCTTAGGCAAGTCACATTCGCTTCTTGTTTCAAAATCAATATAAAGTATAGGCATAAAAAAAGGCGGCCTTTTAGCCGCCCTTCTCCTTATCGGTTATGCGCGTCTGCGGCGGGTGGCAGGCGCGTCATCTTCGATGACTTCTTGGGGTGTGTCTTCTGAAGGTTCGCCGTCAAGGCTAATCCACTGCACAATGTCAAACACTGGTGTGTAAATACGCCCATAGGCTTTGTGCTGATAATGTTCTTTGCTTAGCGCAACTACAGCCACAGGTTTAGTTTGGTCTGTTTCTACCTGATTAGCGATATTGACTGCCAGTGTTTGCACGGCGCGTTTACCGCCCACGCTGGTGACTGTGTAGCGTACTTCTTCGCCTTTGTCTTCACCGTCGATACATTTGAGGGAGAAGCCCACTTGCGTTTCCCAACCGCGTTTAGCCGCGGCAGGCGCAGGTTCAACTTGTGGCAATGGCTCAGTTACGCTAACCATTTTCTCACCTAACACTTCGCCTTCACCCCACGCAATAAAGCCGTGCGTAAAGCTGAACGGATTAACTGCCCATACGCTATCGTTGTCCACTTCAGTTTCAGACGCGCCATATACCCAGTGACCTGTTCTGTCCATTTTAAGGATAGTTACGCCACCTGCGCTGTTGGTGTCAGTTTGAATGTTACGAAGCGCAGATGAAATTGAGTTAACTGCTGGAAGGTTGGCGTTGCCAAATACAGATACGTTGTTCATTTTAGATTACCTTTAAAGTTTATTGAGGGCGTTTGTTAATTGTTGCCCGATTAATAAGACAGTAGGGCGCGGGTCAGATTCGTGCGCCATTGTACTGCCAGAAGATACCACTGCGACAACATCATCCGGCATGGGCAGTTTCAGAGCCTTTAATTTCTTCTCTGCTTGCGCCGGCGAAACCAATTTGGAATCGTAGATGTCATCATTTGTCAGACCAAGAGCCAAAAGCGATTCGACTGCTTGCGCCTCATTAGTCCACTTTCTTGTCCCACGTTTGGCTACTAATTTGTAGTTAGGGACTGGTTTGCCCGCTTCAAGCATTTGAAACGCTAATGCTCTCAAATCGGTAATCCATTGTTCCAGAATTTCAGCTTGTTGTAAATAGTTTGCAATAGATTCTGCATCAATATTATCTAGCGTTGCTTTCAGCGCCCTATCTACCTCACCTGTCATTAACGGACAAGTTGGTTTAGCTGCGCACCACTTGCAGTGTTTGCCGCTGGCTAACGGTGCATCAGGTGTTTCAGACAAATCGATAGCTTTCTTGAGCGTTTTCTCAAACTCACGAATGCGTTTAGCGGTGGTTTTCCAGCGCTTAACGGACGGGGGCTGAACAATCACAAGCTCAATAGACGCCGCGCCATCAAACACCCATTCTAGCCCTTTTGTGCGCATTGCTGCGCCGGCGTAAAACATGAGCTGCTCGTTTTCTTCCACTTCCACGCTAACGCCGCTGCCAAATTTCCAATCTAATATGACAGCGCGGTCCCCAAGTCTACCGATAAGGTCAACGCTACCAAACACGTCAGGCAAGAAATCGCCGTAGCTTACGTTAGCTTCAACGGTAAACTCCATCGATTTAGAAGGGTCAATTTCATCAAGCGCCGCCAGCGCCGGTTCAATCTTTTCTTTTGCCAACTCAGTTGTCATATCAATACCTGCATACGATAAGCTATAAATGTTGAAGTTATTTTCAGAAAGTAACTTTTCCATTGCAAGGTGGCAAAGTGTCCCTTCGTCAGCATACGATGATGATGGTTTAGGTGGCATTTGTTGCACCAGCTTAACACTGGCAGGACACGCGATAACTCGTTTGGCGGTGCTACCGCCAGCAATACTTGAATGGCTCATTTTTTAATCTCATTAAGTTGATAAGGGTGACAGGTTAAATTCCATCTGCCTGCAAATTGCAAATTTTTAAATGCAAAATCCTGTTTAACTGCCGCGCTTTCACACGATGCCTTATCTGCAAAATCGATTGTTGATTGTGTAAGCTCACCGTGAGTGGTTACAGCGATAATTAAAATATAAGCTGTTGTCGCAATCATTTGTCTTTCTCCAAAAGTGTTTTAAATAATTTCTTACATGGTCTTTATCTATGTCGTACCGCAGGTTTAAATCATCCATCATCCTTGCCCGTGACTTCCTGCCGTAGTAATAAAACTTACCACATTTAGTTAGGGGCATCATCTTTCAATCCTTTTAAATAATAATGAGCATCCATATACAAATCATTTTCTTCTGATAGTGGTCTACCCATTCCCCATGCAAATAAAACTCTTTCAAGGTGTTCAGCCAGTTTTTGAATAACGACATCTTGTTCACGCTTTAAATCATCCTTGGCTTTTGCATAGCCCCGCTGATACATCTCGCGTGCCGTTTGTGCTGGCTCACGTTTTGGTGGTGCTAGGTCTAGTTCAGCTTGTATATCCCAGTACAAATCATAATGAGTTTCTTTTAATTCGCGCAGTGTATCTCGCACTCTTTTTAACAACTCTCTTTCTTTAGTCATTTACCTACTCCACATAACTTGCTTATTTCATCAAAAGTTAAATTTTGTTTACTTGTATCTATAACACAGCTTGTTTTTTTATTTATGTCATATATAGCAACAGCCACAACTAAAAAGACTCCTAACAAACTCACAGCCGTAAATACTACAAACTCTTTTATATTCATAAATCACCTCTAATTGTTTAGTGAGATTGCAGTATATCAAAAAAAGTTTGCAAAGAAAAGTTTGCAATGATAAACTTTAGCCATGTTAGAAAAAGACATTGAAAAATACTTAATAAAAGTCGTCAAAGAAATGGACGGCAAATCATATAAGTTCACCTCTCCAGCGTGTCGGGGAGTGGCAGATAGAATCGTGTGCCTACCTAATGGCAGTACATGGTTTATTGAGCTTAAAACCGCAGGTGGCAAGCTGTCAGCACTGCAAAAAGTTTTTGCATCAGACATGGGCAAACTTAATCAAAAGTACGCTTGTCTTTGGAGCAAAGAAGATATTAACAACTGGAGAGAAAATAATGATTGAATTTTTACAATACCTCGATGAAAGCAATTTAGCATACCTTATTATGCTGTTTTGCTTCTTAGTTATGGCGCGTTTGCACCTCAATGCGCTAACTGAAATTACACGCCTTCGTAAAATCATGAAGCAGGTGATGAGATGAGCGCATCGTTAGTTTTAACACTATCGTTTTTAACCGTCGATATTAATATCGACAAACGCGGCAAAACGACTACGCACGAAACGATTGCGTACACGACCAACACCATACCGTATGATTCGATGAAAGCGTGTACAAACGCGCGTGAAGAATGGGGCCTTGTCATTGGCGCGTATCAAATGAGTAAACGCCCCACACGGGTCATTATGGCTGTCTGTAACGACAGTGCTATGGGAGTAGTAGAATGACTGAAACAACAATAAAAAAATACTGTGAGCAATATAAAATCAGTCGCTCAGGCATGGATTACCATATTCGCCGGTCAGGTGTATTTCCAATCGGCAGTAAACGATTCTCCGAAGCAGGCGCACCCTCATTCTTGTGGCGCGTTACCGATTTAGATGAAATCAAAGCGCTAATTAAAGGAAAGAAAAAATGAAAGATGAACTTTTATACATAGCCATTGGCGCGTTTCTAATCGGCGCTGTTGCGTCAACGTTAACAATTTACGCAACACACAGACAATATCAAAACATTATTAAAACTAACATTGGCGAATTTATGCTTCGTGACAACAAAGTGTATGGCGTCTATGAAATGACGCGCGATGTGCAAGGTAATATGGTGTCAAAATGAAATTTGGAAGCGTATGTAGCGGCATTGAAGCCGCAAGCGTTGCATGGCATAAACTTGGATGGAGCGCATCTTGGCTTGCTGAGATAGAACCATTCCCATCAGCAGTGTTAGCACATCATTATCCAGATGTGCCAAACCTTGGTGATATGACTCTGCTACCAGAGAAAATTCTTTCTGGTGAAATTGAAGCACCAGATGTGTTTTGTGGAGGAACACCATGCCAAGCATTTAGTATTGCTGGCAACCGAAATTCTCTTGATGATGCAAGAGGAAATTTATCATTAACATTTTGTGAGATAGCTAATGCAATCGACTCAGTTAGAACTACACCTGCAATTATCTTCTGGGAAAACGTCCCCGGAGTCCTCAGCACCAAAGACAACGCGTTTGGATGTTTTCTGGCTGGACTCGCAGGCGAAGATGGTGAGCTTAAGCCAGCAGGGAAAAAATGGACAAACGCTGGTTGTGTGCTTGGACCCAAAAGAGCAGTCGCGTGGCGCGTCCTCGATGCCCAATATTTCGGACTGGCCCAACGACGCAAACGTGTGTTTGTTGTCGCAAGTGCTAGAGACGGGTTCAATCCCGCAGAAGTTCTTTTTGAGTTCGACGGCTTGCGCAGGGATACTGCGCCGGGCAGAAACAAGAGGGAAACAGTTGCCACCAATGTTGAAGAAAGCGTTAGAGCATACAACAAACAACGCATAGGTGAATATAGCACAGAAGATGTTGCAAGCACTTGCGCTGCTCGCGATTATAAAGATGCGACTGATTTAGTTACTTATGAGAATTTTAAATCGGTATATGAGATGCACGCTCAAGACGCTAGAGTTCAAAATGTAGGTGATGTGCTACCAACGATGTCAGCAACTTATGGTAGTGGTGGTGGGAATATTCCAGTTACTTATGGTATTGCAGAAAACATTATCAATCGACAAGACCATAACGGTGGAAATGGCATAGGTAGTCAAGAAGAATTGCAATACACATTAAACGCAACGGGTGTGCATGGTATCTGCACCATGTCTGATGTAGCAGGCCCACTTGATGCGTCATATTACAAAGGTCAAGGTTCACGGCAAGGTGGTGAGCGTGAATTTGTAGGTTATGAAATGGCAGTACGCAGATTAACACCCACAGAATGTGAACGCCTGCAAGGTTTCCCAGACGGTTATACACAGATACCTTGGCGTAATAAATCCGCTGAGAATTGTCCAGATGGGCCACGATATAAAGCATTAGGCAATAGCTGGGCAGTACCAGTGGTTGCGTGGATTGGTGAGCGTATAGCAAAAGAGGTAGCAAAATGACCAAAGACGAATGCTTTAAAAGATTAGAAATGGCGCAAAAGAACAAAAAAGAATTGAAGAAAATTAAACTTCAACTCCTCAAAGAAATAGAGCAGTTAAAACTAATGCTTCGCGCACTGGAGGAAGGGTAATGCAAATCGATGACATTGCGGCGCTCATGTTTTATATCGGGATACTATTTTTAACAGGAATTTGGCTATGTCATTAGTTAAACCTGTATCTCCAGTAACACCCGCGCCAACAACGGTTGACTGTAAACATGACCATTGGCGCATATATAATAGCCTTGGTTACCGCGAGTGCGACCGTTGCAAAGAACGAAGACCCATTTTTAATGATATACGGCACCAAAGATGAACATTTCACAAATATTTATAGGGCTTAGCCCTTTTTTAAAAGACAGATTTACTAGCGAAGTGTTTACGCTTGGCTTAATTAATGAGCTTAACGAGCAACGCTTTCGTGCTAGATGCCGGCGCTTGGTACGTCAGCACAACGGCGAAACGCGCAAGCTATACAAAGCACTAAACAACCTATCGATGAACGACAGATTACGATTTTTTGACGTGGTAAGTGGAAATGAAAGATAAAGATTTAGAGATTATAAGAAGCGCGATACGATACAACAGCACAACAGGTCACTTTTACAAAGGCGGCGCAAATACGCCTGCCGCGCTTAGTTGGAAAAACAAAAACGCCACCATTAACGTCAAGAAAAGCGGTATGCACTCCTACTTTCTAGCGTGGAAGATTGCCGTGTTTTTAGCTTATGGATGGTATCCCGAACATACTGACGCAGTAGAGTATTTAGACGGCAACCCGTGCAACCTAAGCATTAGTAACATCAAGGTTATTAAAGCAGGCGAAGATGAAATGACCATGATTGACTTTTGCGACGAAAACGATTTGCGCTACCCTAGCGTGTCAGCGCTCATGCGCGGAGAACCGTTTATTCGTCGAATAGAGAATGGGTATTCTCGCGCGTATTTTAAAAAAAGTTTATTAGAACAGAACTGCGCTAAATTGCTTGCTAAAAAACAACGTGACGAAGAAACCAGAAGCAAACCTAAACGCCCAATGGGTAAACGTCGCAATGCGCATTTTATGGAGTTTCTAAGAACGCACTATTTAGTGCCTAAACGTTGGGAGATGACGCTATGTTAAGAGGTGACAGTGTACATGAGAGCGATAGTGTAAACGCGCCAGCACATTATCAAGGCGACAAGATGCAGTGCATCGACGCGATGGAAGCAATGCTTACGCAAGATGAATTTCGTGGGTATTTGCGCGGTAATGTTTTTAAGTATCAATGGCGCTTTAGAGAAAAAGGCGGTGTTGAAGATTTACGCAAAGCAAGATGGTATTTAGACAGATTAATCAAATTGGAGAATTTCTAATGTACGCATTTAAAAGTGGCCCTGTTGACCAAGACCCAACCATTAAAGGCCTTCGTGACGAAGATATGGAAAACTACATGAATTTGCTTAAGTGGCTAGATTCTGTACCGTTTATCCCCCTAAAGGTTAGCGACTTTGTGCTACCTTGGCGGGATAGATGAAGCCAAAGCTCAAAACGATGAATGGGGTATGGATATGCTATACCCCATGCTGCACCATCCCAATGATGGCAGACCACCCACAAACGGCGTATTTAAGATGGAAATTTATCAATGCTAAGACCCAATCAGATAGAAGCTGTTGCCTTTTTGAGCCAAATAGACAAGGGCATGATTCTCGCCCCAGTGGGGGCAGGCAAAACAGCGATAACGCTAACCGCCATGAAGGAGGCGCTCGACACGGGGAGAGTACGCCGGTTCTTAGTGATAGCGCCAAAGCGTGTCTGCACGGACGTGTGGACGATAGAGCCGGCCAAGTGGGCGCCAAATCTGACAATATCTATCGCCGTTGGCTCTTACGCGCAGCGGTTGATAGCGTTCAACAAACCAACGCAGGTAGTAGTGACTAATTACGATACGCTGCAAACAACGCCTCCGCTAATAGGATTTGATGGCATTGTATTTGATGAGTTGACGGTGCTAAAGAATCCTTCAGGCAAACGCTTTAAAGCGCTATTTGGGTTAATTAAAGACTTTAAAGTTAAATGGGGGCTTACCGGCTCGTTTACCAGCAACGGACTTGAGGACGTGTTTGGGCAATGCAAGATAGTAGACGCGTCGCTTCTTGGAAAATCCAAGACCGCGTTTCTTCAAAAGTATTTTGTACTGCTCAACAAAGACTTTGGTGAGTGGGTAGCCAAGTCCACTTCACTGCGTGATGTAATGGCAGAAATTAAGCCTGCAACGTATCTTATCGACACGCAAGAGTATATGGATACTTTGCCTCCGCTTAACGTTGTGCCAGTCAAATGCGCGATGGACATGAAGCAGTACAAAGAGATGAAAAAAGACTTTGTGGTGTATTACGAAGAAAAAGAAATCATAGCGGTTAACGCCGCTGTGGTGGTGAACAAACTGCAACAAATGGCTAGCGGGTTTTCGTATATTGAAGGGCAACCCGCCGCATGGTTCTCGCGCCACAAGTTTGACCGACTAGACGAAATACTTGAGGAGAACCAACACGCCAATACGATTATTGTGTACAACTTTCAAGCAGAGCTTGAAGAACTTAAACGCCGATACCCTAATGCGCGGACAATTGACCAGCAAGGCGTCATCTCGTCGTGGAACGCAGGGCGAGTAGAATTGCTACTCGTCCACCCTAAGTCAGCAGGGCATGGGCTAAACCTTCAATTTGGCGGCAGTAAAATGGTGTTCCTGTCGCTTCCTTGGTCACTTGATAGATATGAGCAGACCATTGGACGATTGCACCGTAGTGGACAAAAGAACGCCGT